AGCTTCCGCATCTGAATTCCCCTTTCAAAAGTGTCACGAAGGACTGCTGAAACCCTGTATCGGCTAGAAAGTTTCATGGCAAGTCCACAATTGGCAAAACTGTTGCAAATATAACGCAGTTAGCTCGCTTGACGACCTTTCAAATCTCACCTCGAACAGCAATTGCGGCATCAGGCAGACACACTGAAAGTCGCCGCCCGCTCACGTTGCGATCAGGCCATGTTCCCGCAACGCTCCCAATATTGCGACCAGCGCCGAGCGCGCCTCCGCATCGACCGTCGCGCCCCCTGTGGGACTGGCGATCGCCGCCCCGGCCGCGCCGACCACTTTTGTGCCGCCAATATGGATCCCATCCGCCTGCACAGCGCTATCCCGCCAGTTCACGCCGTCATGCAGCATGACGTGCCCCCTGTCCGCGACCCATAGGGACAGGCCAGCCCGCGGAGCGGCAAAACGCCAGCCCCCTTCGGTCCAGCCAGCCACGGCGCCGTCCTGGCCTTCCCAGGCGCCGATCGCGCCGACCGCCACGATCCAGCAGGCACCCGCCGTCGGCGCCACAGGCGGTTCGTCCAGGTCCGCGCTTTCCGCCGCCCCATGCAGCAGCATGTCGATCCGGGCCAAGGCCTCGTTGTGAAACAACTCCTTCTGCGCCTGCCCGGCAAAAAGTTGGGGCAAGGCCCAACGGCATGTCGAATCCATCGTCATGATATAATTGTCCTTTTCTTTCGGAAGGCCATGATCAGCCAGCCAGGACGATCCGCGCGGCCCTGCCCGGCGCATAGGTGCCGATCTGCCGGATCTCGCAGGCCAGCTCGCCGGGATGGGCCATATCCTCGGTCACCGCAGCGGCCTCATAGGCCCAGGGCGAGTGGTCGGTGATGATCCTGCGCACTTCCATCGCCCCTGCAAACAGCCGCAGTTCATAGCTTTCGCGATCCTCGCCCAGCGGGACGTCGGCGCCATTCGTCCAGCGCCATCCATTCCTGCTGCGCCTCGTCCAGCCGATGATCCAGCCTCCGGCCCCGTCGGCACGCGACGTCACATGCACCGGAGAAGGCGGCATCACCGCCTCGCCTCTTATCGTCAACAGCGCCTCGGCCGGTTCGCTGTCGCTCACGCCGATCGCCGCCATGCGCAGGCTGCCGCCAATATCCGCCCCGGCGCCATAGGGGGCAAGGTCGACCAACCGGTCCTCCTCCAGCAACAGGAAAGCCTCACCCTCTTCATGCGATGCCATGGCCCATTCGGTGCCGAACAAGCCGCGCCGCAATCCTTCCAGCCGAAAGCTGGCCTCGCCGGTCTGCACCACATGGCTGAACTGGACCAGCTCCTGCCCGACCAGGCACAGATTGCGGCCCATCCCCAGCGCCACTTCGTCCGCTCCACTCAATTCCATGTCCCCCGACAACAGAGTCACCAAGAGAGCGTTGACCTGGTCGATCATCGTCGCGCTGCCCGCGGGCAAGCCATTGTCCGTCCACCCCATCACGGCACGACCCGCCGTCCGCCCGGCAGGCGAAGCCTCCCCGGTCGCACCCATCAGGAACAGTGCCGCGCCGCGCCAACCCTCTCCACCACTCGCCGCCGCCATGAGGAGGGGGGCCGTCGCCGCCCCTTCCCTGATCATGGGCAGGTCCGCCAGCATCAATCTGGTCGGTCCATGTGGCCTGTCAGCCTGCCGCACCACCGCGCCCGACGATGCGCCCGCTGGAATTGCCGCCGCCGCGCCCGGCAAGCGTCGCAGCGCCAGACGCACTGCCATGCCTTCCCACTCCCGCTCCTCGATCTGCCAACGGCCCGCCACGCCCTCCACCGCAACGACGTCGCCCGGCGCATGGCACAGCGCGTCCCAGCCGCAGCGCAGCGTCATCGTCGATCGGCCGGCCCAGGCCGCTCCCAGCTTCCGCGCCGCCAGCAACCGCGCCTCCTCGCCGGACAGCACCATGGGCAGGTCCATTCCCTGCTCCAGCCGTCCCGGACCCGGCCTGCCGATGCGCTGGACGCCCGCCTGATAGTCGCGTGCCGGATCATGATAGCGGACCGACAGGGTCGCCGGCACGCTGTCGGCCGCGCCGCCCGAATGTTCGAAGCCGTCCAGCGCCCGTCCATTGACCGACCGGCACAGATCGTCGGACCCGATTGGCGCGGCGCCCTCGGCCGGTGCAGTCCGCAGGCGCAGTCCGGCCTCTTCTGCGAGCAGGGACAGGTCGAACGCCTCCACCAGCGGCGCCAGCGCGTCGCCCACGTCCGCGCCACTCGCCGCCATGCCGGCCACCGTACCCAGCCCCTCGCCCGTCAATATTCGCCCGCTCAGTTCGGCCGCCAGATCGGCAATTGCGACCGGACCCTCGTCCGCCTCCACCTCGAAGGTCAGGGAGGGGATGCGATTGCCATAATCCGCCAGCGCCAGATCCTCGAACACGGCATAGGCAATCCCCCGATGCCCCGGCGTCGCCGCCAATCCCTGCACCGCCGCGATCAGGGGGTCAACCGCCTGATCCTCTCCCCCTTCATGCAGCCGGAAAGCTCCCAGCTCCGTCTTGAAGTCCCCGGCCGCGCCGCGCAGCAGGTTGCCGTCCGCCCATATCCGTCGCACCGACCGGACCGACCGCGCCGACAGAGCCACGGCAAAGCTGGCCGAATAGCTGTAGTTCGTGACGCTGGGCCGCCCCTTGCCCCCGCCGCTCCTGTGCCGCGCCTCCTTGAGGTCGGTGGCCCAGATCACCGTTCCCGCCACCCGCAGCATTCCGAACAGCTTGGGCACCTGCGATCCATAGGTCGACGTCTGCACCTGGATCTCGTTCAGCCGCCGGCCCTCCACGCCCTTGGGCTTGAACAGCACGGCATGGTCGAACGCATTGCCGATCAGCCCGCCAATGGCACCGCCCAGCGGCCCGCCAATGGCCGTGCCAAGGGCGGTCAACACGATCGTCGCCATAGATAGATACTCCTATTCCGCCCGCCAGTAACCGATCACGGGCCAGGGTGAAGGCCCCGGCATCTCCACCACGCGCCCCACGCCCGCATGGGCTTGGACATGCCCGCCCGGCACCACGATCATCAGATGCAGTTGCAGGGGCCCCGGCCGCACCAGCGCCAGATCGCCCTCGCGCGCCGCCTCGACCCGCCGCAATCCCGCCGCCCGCAACCATTCCGACGCCCGGCCCTCATCCCCCGATCGCAGCCCATATCCCTCCGGCGCCGCCCGCTTCAGGACCAGCGCCGCCAGCCCGACGCAATCCAGCCCCCGCTCGGGCGACCGCCCATGCAGCCGGAACGGCACGCCCACCAGCGCCCTGGCCGCCACCACCGCCCCGCTCATGCGGCTCCCGGATAGCGGGTCAGCAAATCCGTCCCCGGCAGATAAGGCTCCCCGCGAAAATTCACCGCATTGCCGAACCGGCCGATGCACGTCGCAAGCTGCCGATCGCACCCCTCGGTCAGCAAGGCCAGCGCCCCCGCCTCCACCGCAAATGGCGGCGGATCGGCCAGGCTCACATCGCCGGCGCCATTGTCGATCACCCCCTGCACTATCCCGCCATTGGCTCCGGTCAGCCAGCGCAACGTCCCGAAGGCATAGGCCCCCGGCTCCAGCCCGGCGACGCTCGCCACCGCATCCTCGACCGCGCCGACAATGACCACCCGCCGCCGCCCGGCCAGATCGACGCGACATTGCCTGTCTCCCAGCATTGCCCGGCAATCGGGCGATGTGGACGGCGCGACAGAGGCCTTCAGCGCCGCCATCGCGCCCACCAACTCCGCCGTAAAGGCCCCCGCCTTGCGCTTCACCGCGCCGATCTCGCCGCGCGCCAGCAGCAGCCAGAGATCGCCCGGCTTCTCCCACTCGGTCAGCCGCAACTCCAGCCCGGCGCCGTCCCAGCGCCCGGCCGCCAGATCCGCCTCGCTGATCGCATCCGCGACCAGCGCGCCTTCGACATCGCTGTCCGCGCCATCGAAGCCAATCCCGCTCCGCACGGCGGACGGCGTCATCCCCGGCGCCGCCCGATAGAGCATATGCCCGATCTCCAGATCGCGATCATGGCTCGTCAATCCGATCGTCACCCCGTCCCGCCGCTCGATCCGCCAGCAAAAGGCCAATGTCGCCAGCGGTTTCTCCAAAGCCTCCGTTCCGCTCATTCCCTGATCTCCACCAACGGCACCGAAGGCGCCTCGCCCGCCGCGAAGGTCGCCCGATTGATGTCCAGCCGGTCCTCGGCAAAGCGCACCGGCACATCGAAGCGGAAACCGGCGGTCAGCACCGCACCCTCCGCAGGCGCGGCGTCAAAGGCGATCATTCCCAGCCCGGCATGGCTCCAGCCGCCCACCATCTCGGCGCCATTCACCGCCACCCTGATGGTGCCCGCCACCGGCCGCGTGATCCGCCGCACCTGCGCCTCTTCGCCAGCACCGTAGAAGCGCTGCAACGGGAACGCCGTCCGCACCCCATCGCCCAGTCCAAGGCGCTGGTCCAGCGGCCCCGGCGCTTCCCCCATGCCGCAACTGCGATCGTCATAGGGATCGGTGAAGCGGAACCCCCGAGCCGCCCCTCGCCGCGCCCGGAAGAAGGCGATCAGCGCCGCCATGTCCGTCTCCGACCGCACGCCCGGCCCGGCATCGAAGGACAATCGCGCATCGGCCCAGTCGCTGCTGCGCCGCTCATGCCCCGAAACGCTCTCCACGACCTGCGTCGAAAAGGCGGGCGCCACGCTCGCCTCCCGCCCAACGCCCAAAGGAAAAGAAACATCGTCAAAGGCTTGCACATCTTTCTCCCCGGATAATCTGAAGCAGGTGAAGCCATCCCGCGCCACCTGCGGCAGCGCCCAGATGAAGGTCGCCGCCGTCCCCCGCCGCACCGCCGCATCCGCCGCCGCCGCGATCTCGCGCCATTGCGCGGCATCCTCGCCGCGGAGCACGAAGCCTGAAAGATAATGCTGCGCCTCGACCGGA